TCGGCGGCAACGCCGGGGGAGGAGGTCAACAGTGAGTGAACTGTTGATCTACGGGGAGATCGGCACTGACGTTTCGGCGTCTGCCGTTGTCTCCGAATTGAAGTCGCTGGAGACGGACGAGATCACCTTGCGGGTGAACAGTCCGGGCGGCGACGTGTACGAAGGCCTGGCGATCATGAACGCACTCCGGGCGCACTCTGCGACTGTTACGGCGGTCGTGGAGGGGCTGGCCGCGTCTGCCGCGTCGTTCATCGCGGTGGGCGGTGCTGACCGTGTGGTCATGCGGCCCACGGCAGAGCTGATGATCCACGACGCCATGAGCTTCGTCGGCGGGAACGCTGCGGAGATGGGCCGGGTTGTCACCGACCTGGAGCGCATCTCCGACAATCTCGCGTCGGTGTACGCCACCCGTGGTGGTGGTGAGCCTTCGGAGTGGCGGGAGCGAATGCGGGCGGAGACGTGGTTTTCGGCGGATGAGGCGGTGGCTGCCGGCCTGGCCGATTCGGTCGAGGATGGCAGGGCCGTTGTCGCCGCTGTCGCTGGACGTGTCACTAACCATTTCAAGTATCGGGGTCGAAGCGTTGCGCCGTCTCCCGACCTAACCGCCCCTACGGGGCAGAAGGAGGATAGCGGCATGGGTTCGCTTTCCCACGAGGACGTTGTGAACATCGTCCGAAAGATCATGAATGAGACCGTCACTGTCACCAGTGATGTTGAGATTTCCTACCCGGAGGGCACCACGGTTGTCCCGACCGGTAAGGCCACCGTTGAGCCGCAGGGCGAGCTTCCGCCGTCCGGCCTGGTGTTCTCTGTCGGTGAGGCGCCGGAGGGTTTCGTTGCCGAGGTTGACGAGGCGACCGGTGTTCTCACTGTCACTGCCCCGTCTGGCGCTGAGCCCGATTCCGAGGTTGCCCTGACGGTCACCGTCACCGGTAACGATGCGCCGGTTGAGCTGCCGGTCACCGTCACGGTGAAGTCCGCCGCCGGAGACGAGGAAGAGGCCGCGCCTGCCGGAGACCTGGCTACCGAGGAGCCGGTTCCGGCTGATCGTGTTGTCCTCGACATGGACACCTACAACGATCTGAAGGCCGCCGCGAAGCTCGGCTGGGATGCGAAGAACGAGGCCGACACCGCTTCCCGTGAGGCTGAGGTTGACCAGTGGATCAAGGATGGCCGTTTCAACGTCGCTATCCGGTCCAAGGCTGTTGCCCTCACTCACAAGGACATGGACGCTGCTCGCGCTCTGTACGGATCCATCCCGAAGAACACGATCCCCGTTAAGGAGATCGGCCACGGCCAGGACCGCGAGGCGACCGACGCTGCAACCAAGTCCGATTTCCGCGCCCGTGCAGACCGTCTGCTCGGCACCCGTTCCAACTACTAAGGAGAACCTAGTATGTCTGCTGTTTTCAAGACCGGCCCTATCACTTTCGACGCTGCTGAGGACATCGAGAAGTTCCGGCTCGTCTCTGTCGCCGCTGAGGGTGCGAAGCACGCTGACGGTACCGCCGCCGTGTTCGGCGCGGTTGTCACCGGCGCTAACGCCAACCCCCCGGCCCGTACTAATGACAACGTGCTTCACATCGGCAAGCCGGGCAACGTTGCCGTGCATGTCACCCCGGCTGTTGTCCCGGTTGAGACTGAGGGCACTTTCGCCCCCGGTGCCCCGGTTTACGCTGCCGCTGACGGTAAGGCTGCCGCTACCGGCGCCGTGTTTGTCGGCACCGCTGTCCGCGCTTCCGGCGACGGCAAGGTGAAGGTTCTCCTTGCCACCCCGACCGCCCCTGTCGCTGCTGGCACTGGCGAGTAGTACACCCCGAATCATCCCAACCCCTGGCCTGTCGGGTCGGGGGTTTTGTCATGTCGGGCGTGCGCCCGCCAACTGAAAGGAGCCAGTAATGGCTGACGTTATCACTTCCGCTTACGACGGTCCCCAGATCACCGTCGATGAGCTCATGGCCGATCCGACCTACATCCCGCAGCGGATCATCGAGGACCTGGACAACTCGTTTGTCGAAGATCTGTTCTTCCGTGACGGTGGCAGCAACCAGGGGGTTGTTGCTTTCCGTGAGGCTGCGGGCCTCTACCTCGCTGACGATGCTGAGGAGATCGCCGAGTACGGCGAGATTCCGGTGTCCGCGCCGGAGCTTGGTTCCCTGAATGCCGCTTTCGGCATCAAGACCGGTGAGGCTATCCGAATCTCGTGGGAGCAGCGCAACGAGAACAAGGTTGATGCTGTCACCCGCGCTATGGACGCCCTGGAGAAGACTGTTCTCCGTCACGGCGTTAATGCCGTGTTCGGCGCGTTCAACGCCGCTGCCATCCCCGAGTTGCAGGCTTCCGCCGCCTGGACTGCTGGCGACCCGGTGAAGGATCTGTTCGACGCTATCGAGATGGTGCAGGGTGCCACCGTTGACGGTGACGAGACCCGCATCTTCGACTACGACCCGAACACCCTGCTGGTCCACCCGCAGGCGCTCACGAAGATCATCCGCAACGAGCAGATCCAGAAGCTCTACATCGGTGATGTTGCTCATGACAACCCTGTCTACAAGGGCCTGACCGGCTACCAGTTGTTCGGCACCCTGAATGTTGCTACTTCCCGTCTGATGCCGAAGGATGAGGCGTATGTGTTCGAGGCTAACGCCGTTGGCTTCAAGTCTGACACCATGCCGCTGACCGCTACCCCCCTGTATGTCGAGGGTGGCGATTCTCCTATTGGTGGCCCCACCATGTCGTGGCGTTCCGATCTGGTCCGTAAGCGGGCTATCGCTGTGGACAACCCGAAGTCCGTCGTTCGCATCAAGGGTCTGTGATGCGTCGGGTGACGCTGGCCCGGGCGTGGAATCCGGGCACGGGTGTTCTGTTGCGGGGTTCTTCGGTCGAGGTTGAGGACGCTATGGCGGAGTGGCTGGAGGCGCAGGGCGCTTTGGCTTCCGAGGTTGTGTCTAAGCCTTCCGGTCCTGTTGTCACCCGTGCTGCTAAGCCGAAGCCTGCCCCGGTCGAGAAGGTGGTTGAGGGGCCTAGTGCCCCGAAGCGTACTGAGTCCTTGGATGTGTGGCGTGCTTATGCCGTCAAGAAGGGGATTGACCCGAAGGGGTTGACGAAGAAGGAGATCATCGCGGCGACGCGCTGACTCCGAAAAGGGGGTGCGTCATGCTCGTTGAGTTTGATGATCTGGCCTCACGCCTGCCGGTGACGCTGGCGGTGGATGAGGCTGCACGGGTCGTGGTTCTTCTGGGCGACGCGGAGGAGATTGTGCGTGACGCTTTCTCTCGTGTCGGTAGGGACTTCGATGCGGAGGTTGCGGCAACACCGTGGTTGGCTCATGCCGCTAAGCGCGTGATCCGTGACATGGTGGCCGCAGCGGTTCTGATTGGCGGGAACGTCGGTCAGGCTTCAGTGTCCTCGACTACGGGCGCTGAGTCCGATTCGGTGACCTATGGTTCGTCTGTTGATGGGCTGGTCGGGTTCGGTCGGCTTATCCTGACCGATGCGCACCGTGAGGAACTGGGCCTGCTGTATCAGGCTGGTGCTCGGGGGAGTTTCCCGCGTGCGTCGCGCTGGCCGGAGCGGTGGTACCGGTGAATGAGGCGTGGGAGCCTGTGGTGATCCGTCAGCGTCCAGAAGTGGACGAGTACGGGGTACCGCAGATGCCGGGTGGTTCCGTCACTGTGACGTGTCGTGTGCAGCCGCTCGTGCTTGCTCAGGATGTGGGGCAGGACCGGGAGGGTGCTTTCGTGCAGCTTCGGGTGTTCGCCCCGTCTGGGACGGTGGTCGATGCTGATTCTGAGGTGTTGATCCGGGGGGAGTGGTTCACGGTGCTGGAGCCGCCGCATGATTTTGCGGCATTCCGCCGGCCCGCGTTGTCGAGGCATCGCCCGTCTGTTGTGTTCGTGTGCCAGAGGGGTGAGGGCTGATGGCTCAGAAGAATCTGCCTGACGATTTCTGGCAGCAGCTCTTGGAGGCCGCTACGCCGCTTGTTCAGCAGGCGGGGCAGCGGGTCGCTTCGGGGGTGCCTGCGGAGATGAACGCGGACGTGCGGATGAAGAAGGACAAGGGCGGTAAGCCGGTCGCGCTGGTCGCTATGCGGGTTCCGCAAGCGCGTGCTGCTGAGGCGAAGCACGGCTACCTGATTCAGTCTGCTGTTTCGTCCGGCCTCGACATTCACAGGTATGGGGGGTGACGATGCTCGTCCAACAGGACGCGGTGAGCGCGATCATCCGAGAACTGAATATTGCGGTGGCTGACGTGCCGGTGAGATCAGAGTTGCCGAAGGGTTGGGGTGTGAAGTCCGGCCCTGCGGTGACCGTCTCATCGAACGGCACCACCGATCAGGCGCGGGCATGGACGGGCGAGATCGTCCGTGTCGTGACCTACGCCGAGTTTGCCCCGGATGCGCGCTCGTTGGCGGCGCAGCTGGAGGCGTTTCTACTGGACCCCGCCCACGTGCCGGGTCTGACTATCTATCCCGCAGTGGGGCTGAGCGTGGTTCGGGATTCCCCGGACGCGTCCCGCTGGATTGCGGCTTTCGCTGTGAAGGCTGCTACTAACCGAAAGGAGCCATAGCATGGCTACTACTGACGTTGCAGACCGCGTTCACATTTGGAAGAACGCCGAGGTCTACATTTCCATCGTGGGCGCTACCGATCCGAAGGCTGAGGCTGACGGCACGTTCGGCGCTGACTGGCTTCAGGTTGGCATCCTCGCTGATGGTTCTTCCATCGGCCAGGAGCGCGACGCTGACCGTACGGAGATCCTTGGTTGGTCTTCTCAGCTGATCGCCACCGACCAGAAGTTCAAGAAGGACACCCGCACCTTCACCTCCCTGGAGGATAACGAGGTTGTTTGGTCCCTGATGTGGCCGAACTCTGAGTTCCCGGAGGCAGGAACCCCGACTGTGGTTCTTGCTCCGCAGGATGCTCAGCGGTACATCGGGTTCCGCACCACTGACCAGAACGGCAACGTTCATGTCGAGGTGTCGCGACTGGAGGCGAACATCTACCCGTCCAGCATGGACAAGGCTGATGATGGTGCTTCGACC